CATATTGGGATCCACTGCCAAAATTTGTTCGAAATTTGGCTGGTGCAAAGCGAAACTCAGAATAGTAAGGAATTTCATAACTTTGCACAGGATTAACATTTGTTGTCCATCGTGCAATTCCAGAATATCCTGTATTGTAACGATTAGCTCGGAGAATATCTGCTCTGATGGTATTAATGTTTGAAACATCAATTGGACGAACCTCATCAGTGCCATTAACTCGATGTGGATATCTACCCACAGAAAATGTTGAACCTAAAACTCCAGGGACAGGATCTCCAATGGTATTTGTACAATCAGTTGTATAGCGGATTGCTCCACGCCAACCTCCGAAAGCACTTGTTATATAGTTCAATAACGTCATCTTACCTAATGCATATTGGGCTCCCAACGAAGTTGTTGCAATTATATCAGAATCAGCTGGAGTGTATTGCGTATATCCAGCTTGAAAAGGAAACATATTTCTAATGATACTAAAATTAATGTATCCCGTTGCTGGAACTGGTGGAGTAATAATTTCATGCAAAGTGTATCTCTTTAATAAAGATCTAAAAGATAACACTGCTTCTCCAAAATGAATTTTGTTGATAATTCCATCTGCAACACATTTCGGTCCCATGGTTACAAGAATAGAATCATCTTCGATCTTATGTTGAATATCAGATTGTGGTGTCATGATAACATCAGTAAGATAGAAATCAGTGGGTGATCCTACTTCAAAATCATCTCCTGCAGATACAAATACATTAATACTAATATCGTTTGCTAAACTCGAATTAGGTGTAGCAAGTTCATTAACGACATAAACTGATAAAGTTCCATTTCCAAAAGTATCTACAGTAGAAGAATACGAAACAGGAAATTCACCAACACGCATATACGATGATTCTAGTATATTATTAAGAAAAACGTGTTCACGAAAAGGTGTGGTTTGACCCCAACCTACTTCAATTGTGAAATCTTTCATTTTGTCAATATCGACAATTTGCGTGTAAACAGTGTTGTATTCTGCATTTGTTCTTGCAGACACAGGATCATAAACAAATTTCAAACGACCCTTATGATAATCACTTGCAACAACTTGAAACCTATATTTCATAGTACCTTTCCAAAATCTAAAAGGAAAAGTAGCAAAGGCACAAGCTGGAAAATGCAGTTCAGGACTTGCTCGAACATGCACACAAGGATCCACAACAACTGAGAAAAGTAATGACTCAGCTGCAGTACCTGTATTCCAAGGAAATCGCTTAAGATATGATTCTTTAGATGCTATATAATGTATAACTAACTCATCATTGGCATCCAATCCAGCAATTTTAGGATCGATAGATAATTCATTCTTGGTATCTACAACCAAACGCAAAAGATTTTCTTTCCCATCAGTATCTGCCAAAGATTGCCTAGTTAAAGGCTGGAACATATTAATCTCTGGATTAACTGGTTTCGAATATCCGAACAAAGCAGCCATTGTAGCAATTGCACGAGCTCCAATTTCTGTAGCTGTAGCAAAAGGTGCAATTGAAGGTATAACCTTCAAAGATCCTGCAACCTTAGCAACAAATGATGCTGGTTTGGAAACAATACCTTTATATTCGATAGAACTTTGAGGTACTAAATCAATAGGTTCAGCTTGTGTAAGCACAGACAATGATACATTTTCTGCCCAAGCAAACACGGAGATAGTTAATTTAGTTGTGCCAGCATTTGCATGCTTCAATTCCTGCATCGTACTAAATTTCAGTTCTCCCATTTCATCCCATTGATTTGTGGGAATGCTCAACATATTATATGGTGTGAAAAATGGTAATTTCATAACACCACCCTGAGATGTTGTTGGATTAATATACAAATGTGGTCTCTGACTAGCTTCAACCAAATCCGAAAAATTTCCATCTCGCAACAACGTTGTATTGTCAAGCAAAGGAAGTGGTTTATAGGACAACAAAAGTAATCCATAATAAAAACCATTCGAATTCAAAATTACACGAACATTCAAATCAGCTTTTAACAGCTGAAAATTAGCAATTCTATTCAAAACACGAGGATTTTCAAAAAACAAAGTCCATGGATCAAACACTTCATCGACACCGGAATTTACATTCCAATCATATTCCTTAATCTTAATAGGACGAGAAAAGAAATTTTCAAGTGTAGCATCATTTAGAACAATGTTATCACGTAGAGGATCACTTATATCCACTCCACGTTCTTCTTGATCTCCAAGAATTGAATCTGTAAAACGAACATTTTCCATAACCATAGTGGTTGCGCCAGAATCGTCATCGGTACTCTTAGGTACTATATCACTTTGAGGTAATATTTCGCTATTTTCTCGACAAAATTCCAGCATAGCTTTAAAAATTTCGATTTTGTATCTTATATAAAGAAACTCATCAGGGGACATAGGTTCAGTCCGATTGTAAACTTTCTTAGCTAACTTGCACAAATAGCGCAAGATTTTATTGTATAATTTTGTTTCCATACAAGGGAAATCTGATTTATTATTAGAAAAATCAGCAAAACTAAGTTGAGAACCCTCCTCAACTCCAAGGGCGCACTTTTGAGATGTGCACACACTCCTTCCAATCAAATGGGTATCACTTTTTGTAACAGGATTGTTGTGTTCAGTTAATCAATAACGTACAATTTATTTCAAAATCTGAACGAGGTTTAAGTTTTAACTAATATATTTAAGCCAAGCATTGTACTGCTGGTATCCAAAAATACATTTAAGAGGCATATTTTTCTTTCCAGTGTGCCACACGTTCGTCAAACGTTACATTTAATACTGGTAAAGGTAAAGCATGATTTTC